TGGTTCTCATAATAATACCTCGGTTAAAGAATGGTTGTTTGGTGGGCCGTATATATCCTCAATTAGTTTGTACTAAGGTTGCATACGAAAGTATGGAATCTTGCCACTTTGCCCACCAAGCTAATGCTTGACGGTCCATCATTCCGATCTCTTTCTCCGTGAATCTTTCCCATTCCTCTACAGTATGCCTCTCGCATCCTATGGCTAAGGATTCTGGGTACACGGTGATCTCCCAGGGATGACCGTATAGTCGGGATACATGAGTGTTTTCTAAGTCACTTCCTCCCAAGTTACTATAACCCAAGTTACTATTACTCAAGTTACTCCCACTTAAGTCACTCCATCTCAAGTCACTATTACTAAAGTTACTCCCACTCAAGTTACTATCACTCAAGGCACTCAATCTCAAGTCACTCCCTCTCAAGTCACTATTACTCAAGTTACTTCCACTTAAGTCACTATCACTCAAGTTACTTCCACTTAAGTCACTATCACTCAAGTCATTTCCTCTCAAGTCGTAGTTAATAAGAACAAGCCTTTCTCCTCCTTTATTGTTTAACCACAGCAAATGTTGATTAATGCTTTCTTTTAGTTCTTCTTTGGATAGGGTTCTCATAGTAATACCTCGGTTAAAGAATGGTTGTTTGGTGGGCCGTATATATCCTCAATCAGTTTGTACTAAGGTTGCATACGAAAGTATGGAATCTTGCCACTTTGCCCACCAAGCTAATGCTTGACGGTCCATCATTCCGATCTCTTTTTCCGTGAATCCTTCCCACTCCTCTATGGTATGCCTTTCACATCCTATGGCTAAAGATTCTGGGTACACGGTGATCTCCCAGGGATGACCGTATAGTCGGGATACATGAGTGTTTTCTAAGTCACTTTCTCTCAAGTTACTATAACTCAAGTTACTATAACTCAAGTTACTCCCACTTAAGTCACTCCATCTCAAGTCACTATTACTAAAGTTACTCCCACTCAAGTTACTATAACTCAAGTCACTCCGTCTCAAGTTACTATAACCCAAGTCACTATTACTCAAGTTACTCCCACTTAAGTCACTCCATCTCAAGTCACTATTAATAAAGTTACTCCCACTCAAGTTACTCCATCTCAAGTCACTCCGTCTCAAGTCACTATTACTCAAGTTACTTCCACTTAAGTCACTATCACTCAAGTCACTTCCTCTCAAGTCACTCCCTCTCAAGTCACTATTACTCAAGTTACTTCCACTTAAGTTACTATCACTCAAGTCACTTCCTCTCAAGTCATAGTTAACAAGAACAAACCTTTTCCTTCCTTCATGATTTAACCACAGCAAATGTTGATTAATGCTTTCTTTTAGTTCTTCTTTGGATAGGGTTCTCATAATAATACCTCGGTTAAAGAATGGTTGTTTGGTGGGCCGTATATATCCTCAATCAGTTTGTACTAAGGTTGCATACGAAAGTATGGAATCTTTCCAAATGCTCCACCATGGCAATGCTCCATTATCCATCATGCCGATCTCTTTTTCCGTGAATCCTTCCCACTCCTCTATGGTATGCCTTTCGCGCCCTATGGCTAAGGATTCTGGGTATACGGTGATTTCCCAAGGATGCCCATATATTCTGGATACATGAGTGTTTTCTAAGTTACATCTACACAAATCACTCTCACTCAAATCACTCCATCTCAAGTTACTCCCTCTCAAGTAACTCCGTCTCAAGTTACTATTACTCAAGTTACTTCTTCTCAAATCACTCCGTCTCAAGTCACTATCACTCAAGTCACTCCGTCTCAAGTTACTCCCACTCAAGTCACTATCACTCAAATCACTATATCTCAAGTCACTCCGTTTCAAGTCACTGTCACTCAAGTCACTCCGTCTCAAGTTACTTCCACTCAATTTACTCCTTTTCAAGTCATAGTTAATAAGAATAAGCCTTTCCCCTCCTTCATGATTTAACCACAGCAAATGTTGATTAATGCTTTCTTTTAGTTCTTCTTTGGATAGGGTTCTCATAATAATACATCGGTAAATGTATATATGTTATTACGATACAATCGTAAAATTATTCGTATGATACATACTTTCTAACGTATGTAATCGTTTACTTATAGTTGTAGTAGTTTGTCTCCTCGGTTTATTAGTAAACGAACATATAATCATATTACCATATTTTATATGTACGATACCTTTTGTACCTTTTTTAAGGAGTTGATTGTATATGGTTACTGGGGTTACTTGGTTATTCATAGTAGTTTGCCTTTGCGCTAGGGGTTAGTTCTGTATTTTTTTGGCATAGGAAAGAATAGTATCTTTCCACTCCCTCCACCATGTCAACGCTCCCTCGTCCATTCCCTCTATCCGAGATTCCGGGAAATGGCTCCACTCTTCTATAGTATGCCTCTCACATCCTATCGCCAATGACTCAGGGTATACTGTTATCTCCCATGGATGTCCCTGTAGGCGGGATACATGAGTGTTTTCTAAGTTACTCCCCCTCAAGTCACTCTCTCTTAATTTACTCCCTCTTAATTTACTCCCCCTCAAGTTACTTCCACTCAATTTACTCCAACTCAAGTCACTCCCCCTCAAGTCACTACAACTCAAGTCATAATTAACAAGAACAAGTCTTTTCCCCCCGTTGTCGTTCAACCATAGCTGATGTTGGTGGATTCTTTCTTGGAGCGTTTCTTGTGAAATAGTTTTCATAATAACACCTCGGTGCTGGTCTGGGCTTGTTAATTAATACTACGAATATTATTTATTCGTATTGATATTGTACTTTGTACAAATACAATATATAATCATTGGAATCTTTTATTATATTTTTGTTACGTATTTTGATTGTTTCTAATAAATGTCAAATCCTTCCCTGGATTTATTGCGGATAGCGGGGCTGTTTAGTGAACGGCGGATTCCATCACTTGGTTATTGTTGGAAGTCTGCCCAACGATAACCAAATCCGTAGCTGGCTCGTCAAAGAACATAGGCGCATCCTCGCGGGATAACTTGCCTGCTGCTGCATTCTTTTTTCCATCTATGATAAATTGTTTATATCCTTTTTCTTTCTTAACCTCTTTCCTATCTTTCTTAATCATAGCGAGGATTTCTTCATCGGTCAGTTCTTCTCCCGTCGCTGCCATATTCTTCTCAATCACGCGAGCGAGTTGTTTGGTGCTAACTGCCGGAATCTTAAACACCTTCAATTCGTCGGCCGCCATGTCATACCAAGGCGTACCACGAACCCGGTCCATCCACCCCTTGTTGTATTCAACTCTAGACTTCCTCGTGATTTTACCAGTAGGACGTTTAGTGTCCCTATCACGTTCTACATTAAACATCCCATACTTTTCCAACCACAACGGGATTGCTTCTCTTCGCAGGTTTTGACCGATTGCCATAGTGATGCCCAACATCTCCCGCACTCCCGCCAAACTTTCTGAAGTTTTTTCTTTGTCGCGTCCTACATCGGAACACGCCTTGAGTAAAATCAAATGCGTGTTATGGTCGGAATTTTGGGCCATCAAAATCGCTTGCGCATAGAGCAATCCATCGTCTGATACATAACCGATTCCGGCGTTTTTCAGCTGGGACCTAGTGCTGTCTTTCGACACCAAGTTGTTTATAATCTTTTCTAATTTTTTGGTCTCGTCAGTCATAACAATACCTATTTAGGGTTGGGAATGTATAAAACTACTATTAACTATACATATATGTAACTATATGTTACGTTATTACGTACAATTAATAGTGTAATTTACACTCATAGGTTGAGGTTGTCATAATACCGAAACTGGGCATCGGTGCGGTAATATTTACGCTGATTAAGCATTTTTGTTATACTCAATCGACTTAATATATACCGATCAAGAGATGTTTTATCTTCACAGGACAAATAATTAGCAGCGATTTCGGTTTTATCAACAAGATAATAACTTTCTGCAAGGCCTAAATGTACGTGTAGGGTACTCATGTATTATCCCGAATTGTAATTAAAGTTTAGTTCGTCTTTGATTTTTATTCCGTCTCTTACAAATGTAGTTACCTCCCCGATAAAGAATTTATCGGCCAATTTATAATATTCTCCGGAAGAATCCAGACCTACAGAAGTTACTTCGACCTCACCTCCTTCCGGTGTTTTATAAAAAACAGTACCAAATTGATAAGCTGCTTGCGCGCTATAAAATCCATACTTAGTAGGTTGTTTCATTGTGTTCGCCTCTTGTTTGGAAAATAATATATATTAAAATAATATATATCATTTGTGGTCTGCCGTCCGTGGCATATCATCTTTCTTTTCCAGCCGGCTTAGGGAGCGCATCTCACGGCGTGTGCACAGGAGAGTATAGCATCTTTCCAAATGCGCCACCAAATCAACGCTCCCTCGTCCATTTTGTCTATCCGCTCATCTGAGAAACACTCCCATTCCTCAAGAGTGTGCCTCTCGCATCCTATCGCCAAAGACTCAGGGTACACGATTATTTCCCACGGCTGTCCTTGAATCCTGCATGTTCGTGTATTATCTAATACACTTTCACGGAGATTACTCCAACTGAGATCACTACCACTGAGATTACTCCTACTGAGATCACTACCACTGAGATCACTCTCACGTAGATCACTCCTACTGAGATCACTCCAACTGAGATCACTACCACTGAGATCACTCTCACGTAGATCACTCCTACTGAGATCACTCCAACTGAGATCACTCTCACGGAGATTACTCCCACGGAGATTGTAATCCACCAAGACAAGCCTTTCTCCGTCGGATGGGTTGGCAAGCCACGCCCTGTGAGATTCCACTTTCTCCGCTAATTCCTCTTTCGTAATGTTTTTCATGTTGATCACCTATATAGGTTAGTACCTGTGAGTCTTAGGGAGGGACATATGGACAGATCAAGTAACCTCTTAAAAAAATAATATATATCATTACTAACAACTAATATATAATATATTACTAGTAATATACTAATATATTATATATCAATGATCAGTATGATATACACTAGTGAGGCTATATTCCCGCACTCACAAGGTGTTGCCAAAGGGTTATTAGTGTATTCTATCGAATGTATGTTAAACGTAACGTTATATCACGTTATCAAACGATAGGGTTATGGTTAAAACCCCCGCCCATCCAGTATTTATACGATAATAAACCATGATATGTATGATGGGCGAAATGTTTAACTCGCCTCAGGGCATACTATATTGATCTCTATATTAGAGTATAGTTATACTGTCCAGACTAGCATCCATGCCTGGCCTAGCTATGTTGGTGTTGCTAGCGGGTAGCGGCCGCTCGTTTGTCCATGCGGTTGGAGTGTAGTGCCGTTTACCACGCTACCAAAGTAGCGAAACAGTACACCAACCATGCCACGTCCAGGTGCCCCCTATGCACGAACTAGGTGGGGTGTCAACCCTCCGCCGTTCGGCTTATCCTTCGATTTAGGTAGTCTAGCAAACCCGCCTCCCGTTGTCAACCCCTTTTGCAAATAAATTTGCAGGGCTGAGGGGGTGAGGGGTGTTTGACTAACCATGAGCACAGTATATATAGCCCATCTACGTATGTCAAGTGTTTTCGTACGATATTATCATAAATATATAATGGTAATTTTGTTAACGTTATAAGTATAATATATGTATGTATGGGGTATATAAGGGTTTTTGTTTATGCTTGTAGTATCATATGGTGTTATTAGTATCATACGTTGACATTAGAGATAGGATGCGATAGTCATAATCGATACTAATATTGTTATTAATTAATATTATTAATGTTGGTATTAATATTATATATTAATAATATTATGTTGTTTAGATCAATCGAGCTCCCCCCAAGCTCCCCCCAAGCTCCCCCCAAGCTCCCCCCAAGCTCCCCCCAAGCTCCCCCCAAGCTCCCCCCAAGCTCCCCCCGGCCCTGCCCCACCAAGCTACTGTCATCGTCCGGCAGGCAGAAAAAAGCCGCTCTATTAAGCGGCTGGGGAATTGTTCCGATACCGGTGCTAAAAGCCTATCATGTTATTTCTTAGCTCTTTACTCCACGGCATATATCGTACCGGCTAGAGGATTATTATAACAAATCTTGATACTTGTTATGTAGTTGGTGGTGGATACAGTAAATCGTGTTACCGATCTTCCGCACCTTGTACCTAGATGCAGGAATTCCCCAGTATCTCGCATCGGTAGCGTGAATGGTATTCCGTTTGGTGATCCTCAGAGTGGTCAACTCTTCCCCGGCACGGGTGGGAGGTGTGCCATCAATCACAACCGCCCGCTTGCCTACAGTCCTCGCCCTACGTGCAGCAGGATCGCGAGGCTCGGCAAACCGCGCCGACTTGGGAGGCGCGGCCCGCCTAGCCCGCGCTTTCGTGTTTTGTACATTCTTGAATACCTGATTAAATGTGGTCATATCAATTAACCTCGCAACATAACAGAAGGAATGAACAGAGTGCATACTCTAGTACAAGCGAGAGTAACGTGTCAACCCTAAATGATTTATGGTAGTCATCAACGATACTGATACCGATACCGATACTGCCTTGCCTAGCTACTCCCAAGGGGTGGATATAAGGGTAGACGCTAAGAGAAAGGAGTATATACACGTATTGGTATTGTATAAGTATTGTATAAGTATTAATGTAACGAGAATCATTATTGTTTAGATTAAGATATGAGTATGTATCGATTACATGGGTACATTATATTGTTTTGTTTGGTTATAACACAACACTTTAACGTAATATTGTGGTATATAAACAACATAATTATATGATAATTTAATTAAAATATGGTCCCATACTATTAAATATCGTTATCAATGTTTAATTAGGGGGTATCGTGTATATGTTCTATATAGATATAATAACCTATACAGATATATTACTTATTTTTGTTAACCTATATAGTTATATTAACTATATAAATAAGCTGGAGATACGATTATAATAACCTATATAGTTACGATAGTAAAACATAATAACCTATATAAACATAAATATAAATATATAATAGCCTATATAAATAGTATAAAATATATTTACATGGACACACTATAAGCGATACCGAATAATATTATATTTATTGGACCCATGCCTGTACAACAAGGTGTACAACTCTTGTATAACTAATTATGTATAAATATATGGAAATATATCTAATAATTTAAATTATTTTAAAATAAATGTAAAAATAATGAAAAAAAGACTTGACAAATGAGAAAAGTGTGGTATAATCCCCCCTATGGAAAAGATTAAACTTTTCTTGTGAATCCGTGCTTTTATTGAAGCTTCAGGGGGCGGCCCCTGTCGTCAGTCACTCGTTTTAGATGGTTATCCAGGTAGTAAAGAGTGTTACCCGCACTTAGTCTCTATCCCGTCTATTACACGCCTTGTCAGTTGATAAGTTTAAAAAGCTTATTGATTGGCTGGTTAACCGAAACTGTTATCGAGTAGACTCAACTGTCTAATGGTCGGCAGTGAGTTAATGTTATATCTTTGATAGAAGCACCTAGAATGGAACAGACTTAACTTTGGCGACTCTTTTGAGGTATCGGAATTTAGGCCCCGGTACTAGTGCCTCCGGTCGCAGCAGGAGTTGATAAACAAGAACCCTAGCCTCAGATAACCATGTTGGCTCATGGATAAATTAGGGTTAAGCTATCTAGTGCTTGTTAAGCATTTGCTGGCTACAACGATAATTCAAAGTTAGGCATAAGGTAGATAGTTAACGATACGTAGGCAACTTGCTTTGAGAAGGCAAGCAGTCTTGTAGGCATTGACTAGGCATAAGTACCCTTACCCCTTTGTGGGGGACGGGTACATAGTTACGTGATTAGGCTATAGACCTTGCACACGTAACATAATGATTATGCTGGAACGAGAGTCGCCCAAAATACTCTCCTTCCTTTACCTTATCTAGGTTAACGGAGGCACTCTTATGCCTATAATAAAGTAATATTAAAAATATTTATATAAATAATAATATAAAATAATATATAATAATATAAAATATATAATAATATTAATATAATATATTATATAACATATATAAAATCTATGTTTAAGACATAGATTTTATTAACATAATATAACATAATGTAACATTAGATAATTTAATGAATGATCCATTAAAAGATAACCACGATAAGTTTAAAAAAAAGATACAGTCTAAACTTGACAAATGCTCTAGTAGATACTATACTAAACAATATCCAAGCCCTAGGGTTTGCTATACGAGGAAAAAGCCTGTGAGGGAAGGATACACGGATGCTTTCATTAAGTTGTTAAACCAAACTAAGTCTAAATAAAAGGTATGATAGAGTATGAGTAAAGAACACGATAAAGAATATGGATTTCAGTTGATTGCTGAATATCGAGATAATGATGAGGAATTTGCTTATAGACTTACCGGTAAACTACCTAAAAGTGGCAGCGCGCTAATGTTCCCGTATAGAGGATTATCGGAAGTTCAAGTGGTTAAGATGGAATACTTAATAAAGGAAATGATGGATTCCTTATTCGCTTGTAGTAAAAAAGAGTTGGATGAATCTTCAAGTTAATATAATAACCGATGAAAAAGATGTAATCTGTATTAATCTTACTGAAGAGCAAGAGAAACAAATATTGAGTGTGTTATTTAACAAAAAGCCGGATAAAGTAATTCCTATACCTTACCCATATTATAATCCTTGTTATCCTAAGCCTCCTTTATGTGACCCACTCATTACAACACAAAAAACATATTGTATGGATAATACAATTACTTAACTATTCATAACTAATGAACAGAGTTAATATAGACTATTACGTTTTACAACGTTTAAACGATTTCTTATTCCATGGTTATTTATCCAATAACAGAATAGATGTAAAGAAACCAATAAAAGTGTTTAAAGATACAGGAAGAGGTAGATTGATAGTGTTTCAAGATAGAAAGTATCAATTACCAAAACAACGTGAGGTGCTGGATTATGGGTCTTGATTTTATCTATGAAGGAAATATATTAGCCACTGGGATAGCTACTGCTTATTTAATAGCATTATTGTATTTACTTACCCAAACAAAGAAATATTACACTAGGTCAATGAAGGATACATTTGACTAAAATCATGAATTATCCACTTAGGTCAATGCCGGAACATCGCAGAGGATGGTTTACTTTGGACAGGGAATTAGGTATATTCACTATTATGAATGTTCTTACTGAGATAGAATTTATTCCTATTGAGGTAACTCATGGTGTGAAACAAACTCGATACGAAGGATATTCTACTAAGTTTGATGTGATTGATGAAGAGGAACTAACTCCTGAATACAGTGTTAAAGTACAAGTTATTCCTAATAATGTTATTGTATACACAGAACGAGTTACAGACTAATAATCAATTTTAAAACAAAATGCCTAAATACAGTTCAGCTAAAAGTAAATATGATACGGAATATGGCTCTACGAGGAAAGAGAAGCGCAGACGTGCTATAAGAAATAAAGCTAGACGAAGAGCAATAGCCAAGGGAGTGGACTTGGAGGGCAAGGACATGGGCCATCGTAGTCGAAGTCTAAAGGGCGGTGTACGTCCTCAGAGTATTTCCAGTAACCGTAGTCATGGTGGCAAAGTTGGTAATAAAGCAGGGAAAGCTCGTGGTGGTCGTAAATCGTAAAATATTAAGAAATGCCTACTACACCAAGAAAATCAATATCCGTAGATTTAACTACGGAACAAGAAACATTATTTGTTCGGGAATATCTTAGAACCAAGAATGCTACTGAAGCTGTTAAAAAGGCAGGATATAAGACTACTAATTATACTAATAAAGGTGTCAGGTTACTTAAAAAGAATAGTGTAAAGGAACTTATTAGAAAGGAACTTGCTAAGAATCGCAAGGTGTCTGTGTTAGATCCGGAGGATGTTATTAATGGTTTGTGGTTGGAAACTCAGAATGAAAAAACTTCTTCCAGGGACAAGATTACAGCTTGGGTGAAGATAGGTGAGTTTATTGGAATGACCCCGGATCCATCCGCCAAGAAAAAGGAACGTGCTGACGTTAGTGTTAATATCGTTAATTACGGTGATAAGAAAGTTGATCAACCAAAAGTAATAGATATTACTTCCAATAAATTAACTAAATAATAATTTTATATGATCCAACTTCCATATAAGTTTAAACCTTATCCTCACCAGTTAAAATTGCTAAGAGCTATGGACAGCGGTACTAAACGTGCATGTGTGGTATGGTCTCGAAGGATGGGAAAGGACAAGACTTTATGGAATTTGGTTATTAAAAAGACTCAAGAAAGAGTTGGTATGTATTTATATTTTGTCCCTGAATACAAACAAGGACGACGTATTATTTGGGATGCTATCGATAATGATGGATTACGATTCTTAGACCACGTTCCATCTGAAATAGTATATAGTATGAATAGTCAGGAAATGAAAATTACTTTTAAAAATGGATCTATATTACAGATTGTAGGTACGGATGATTTCGATAAGATACGTGGATCTAATCCAGTAGGTTGTGTGTATTCAGAGTATGCTTATCAGAATCCGGCAGCATGGGAAGTGGTTAAACCTATTTTAAGACTGAACGATGGATGGGCCGTCTTCCAGTCTACATGCAACGGAAAAAATCACTTTTGGCAAATGTATGAAAAAGCCAAGGAATTAAAATATTGGTTTACTGATAATGTGGATGTAACTCAGGCAACGGATTGGAATGGGAATCTACTGTTATCTGAGGAAAAGATCAATGAGGAACGGTTGGAAGGGATGCCAGAGGAAATGATTCAACAAGAATATTATAATAATCCCAATGCAAACACAATAGCATATTATTACTTGGAGCAACTTACCTTAGCAGAAAAAGAAGGACGATTAGTCGAATTACCCTATATTAATAGTATACCTGTAGATACGTGGTGGGATATTGGCATATCGGATGCAACGGCGATCTGGTTCTCCCAACGGCTTGGTAAAGATATTAATCTAATAGATTATTATGAACATAAAGGTTCGGGACTAGATTATTATATAAGATTATTACAAGAAAAACCATATATTTATGGACAACATAATGCACCTCATGATATAAAAGTACGTGAGTGGACCTCAGGCAAATCAAGGGTGGATATAGCTGCCGATTTAGGAATTAATTTTGAGATACTTCCTAAAATAGATTTTCAGGATGGTATAAATGCTACAAGAATGTTATTTCCTTATTTCCATATAGATCCGGTAAAATGTAAATTAGGTATTGATGCTTTACTTGACTATAAGAAAAAACCTATTGATGAATTTAGACAATTATACGATCCGTTTCCTATAAAGAATTGGGCAGTACATGGAGCGGACGCTTTACGAATGATTGGCATTGGATTGAATATGCCGGCAGAATTAAAAAAAGATAGAAAGATAAAAGGATTTGACCGATACAAAAGAGCTAGAAAATTACGTAGAACTGCAAAATCCTGGAAAACAGCATAATGGCAAAAAGTGAATTAATGATCGCGGATGAGGAATGGCAAAGGTATACAACTGCCTTACATAATGCTGGTCATATCCGCTATCAGGAAGCGGCAAAGTATGCTGAATCTATGTATCTGGGTGCCGGGCGGCAGTGGACGGATGAAGAAAAGGATGCTCTTGGTGATAGGCCTTGGTTGGAAGTTAATCGTATTTTAGGTATCGTAAATAAAGTTTTAGGTTATCACGCTAAATCAGAAATCAGTATAGGATTTACTGGACGTGAAATTGAAGATGACGATGTATCAGAAGTATTAAGCAAAGTTGCTAGTTACGTTTTAGATAAACAAATATTCAAAGATAAAGAAGGCGAGGTATTCGCTGACGGATTAATTCAACGTAGAGGATATTTTGATATACGTATAGAGTTTGATGATAATATGTTTGGTAATATCAAAATAACTACGGAAGATCCATTGGATATTATCCCTGATCCTGATTCGCAATCATATGATCCGGAAGATTGGAAATTTTTTATTAAATCACGATGGCTAACGCTAGACGAAATAGAACAGAATTACGGACGAAGTAAGATGCTTCGTGTTAGGAGAATGTCTCCTACTGATGAGGGCAATTTCGGCCAAACCGATGGAGAAGCAGAAAGAAATAGTTTTAACGAGGACGAAGAGGAAGGCGGAAGTTATGTACGTTCTTATCATACTACTTCCAACGGAGAGATAAGAGCAAGAGTAATAGAACGACAGTATAAAATTAATACTAAACGTAAGTTTTTTATAGATTCCGCTACAGGAGATATGGAACCGGTTCCTGATGAACTAGAGGATAAAGATGCAAGACGTTACGCTAATGATACAGGAAAAGATATTATAACTAGGACCGTACCTAGGGTACGTTGGAGAGTCTGTACCAACAATACTGTTTTGTTTGACGATTGGAGTCCTTACGATTTTTATACATTAGTAGCTTATTTTCCTTTTTTCCGTAGAGGCAAGACTATAGGTTTAGTTGATAATCTTATTAGTCCACAAGAGTTTTTTAATAAACTATTGTCTACTGAGTTGCATATTTCCGGGTCTGCCGCTAATTCTGGGTGGCAGGTTGAAGAAGGACAATTGGTTAATATGGATACCGAGGATTTAGAGGACGTAGGTTCTCAAAACGGACTTATTATTGAACGTAAACGTGGCTCGCCGCCGGCAGAAAAAATTAAACCTAATGATGTTCCTGCCGGTATCGATAGACTTACACAATCCGGACCTGAGTTTATAGAAATAGTTGCAGGTGTACGTGATTTAGAACAATCACAAATTAATTCCGATAAAGCTTTAACACAAGTAATAGAGGAAACTGCTCTTCCATTAGCTCCCTTGGTACAAAACTTAGCACGAACAAGAAAATCCTTTTCAGAAAAATTATTACGGTTAATACAAACTTATTATACTGAACCACGTATTTTAATGATAACCAGTATAAATAAAAAGACTGGACAAAGCGAGCAACAAGAGTTACCAATAAATATTGAAGACGATGATGGAAATATTTATAATAATTTATCCACCGGAAAATATGATGTAGTAATTACCGAGGTTCCAACGGGAACAGGTTATAGGGAAGCTCAATTTAATCAAGCCGAGCGCCTAATTAAAGCTGGTGTACCGATACCTAATACATATGTTATTAAAAATTCTATATTAGACGACAAACAATCTATTATTGAGGCAATGCCTGAGACTCCTAGTCCAGAGGAACAACAACTACAACAGCAACAGACCGCATTAGCTTTATCCGAACAGCAAGAAAAGATAAATAAACTTACTGCCGATACGGCAAATCGTAACATAGAAACAATGCGAAAGGCGGTGGAAATAGGTAAGATGTTAAAAGAATCTCCTGATTTAGCCTTGTTCGTAGATAATATACTAAAAGGCTCAGGGTATGATCCTAATGTAACTATGCCGGAAGAAACAAAACCAAAGAATCAGCAGCAACCAGTACAACTAGAACAACAACTACAACAACAGACTGAATTAGGATTACAATAATGGCAACATACACAGAATTACCAACTACTAACAGCCATGTTGATTTGCCTGTTTTTGCTGGTAATGTTATGGCAGATGCCACTTACCGACAGAGTATTGCGGTAGATAATACTACTGATTCTGTTGTTTCTGAGTTTAGTCCAGATATTATTGAAAATAAAGTTATAGGTTTATCTAATTCTACACAATTTATTTCAAAAATAGACTTGACATTAATTCAAAACTATGATATAATACCTACTATTACTTATAATACAAATCTTGATATATCTTTCTCACAAATAGATATTATATCAAATTCAGGTGGATTGTTATTTGAAGTAGATATAGTTAATACTTTAACGCAGGCGACTGTCTTTGGTAGAGTACATGTTGTAAATACGGATGTGGCTCTTTCTATTATAGAAGGAGAATCTGTTTCGGCAAAATCCAATTATGAAGTTGATATTCCTTTGTCGAGTACTTTAGCTTTAAACTATATAGTATCGACTATTCATGGATTAGGATTAACTTTAGAATCAATAGATTCACTTGTTATTGGGGCTGCTAAAATATCAGGATTATTCACATTAAGTGATTGTAGAAAAATAAATGTAGTGTACGAAAATAGAACAATAACTGTACAGTATGAAAACAGAACAATTCAAGTAAGGTGTAACTAAAAATGTCATTAGGATTAAAAGAAGCAACTGCTAAGTCGAATACTCAAGTTGATGAGTCTGTAGACTTTGGAGATATACTTAATGTTACTACAATCTTTACTGTCGCTACTGTATAATGGCATACGAAATTGAATCTAAATTCATTGATCCCGATGAAGACTTGGATTTTGGCTTCGATTGGGAAGATTGGCTCGCATCGGGAGATTCTGTTTCCACTAGTAGTTGGAATGTTACAGAGGGAACGGGGACGGAACTTAGTCTTCACGACGATGCTATTGATACTGCTGTTACTTCTGTTTTTATAGACCCTGATGAAACTATTGTAGAGGATGGTGATATTTTTACTATTACAAATACAATTGTAACAACTGGTTCAAGAACTGCTGAACGTTCATTTTATTTATCTATTATGGAAAAATAAATTATGAAATATTTTATAGATACTGAATTTTATAATAATCCACCTAAAAACTTAGAGCTTCTTAGCATAGGCATTCTTTCAGATGATGATAGAGAGTTTTATGGTGTTATGGCACATGCAGGTTTTATAGCAGAACAAGATGAATGGTTAAAAAAGAATGTATATCCTACTTTAAATATAAATTATTTAAATACATATTATTCATATAAAGATTTAAAAGAGGGCATAGAAAATTTTATTACTGGAGATACTATAGAATTTTGGGGTTGGTTTTGCGGATTTGATTTTACATTATTTTCTAGAATATTTGGTGAATTTGAAAATTATCCAAATAATTGGCCTTTTTATTTTAATGATATTGAACAAGAAATTCATAGATTGAATATAAATTTAGAGATGAAAGATATTAAGTCTAATCATAATGCGTTAGACGATGCTAAGCAGATAGCAAAATTATATTATAATTATATAGGATAATAATACAATTATGTATTAATTCACTATTGTTGTATTCTTCGGTAACAAGTACGATAACTTGGAATTAACGTAATTAAAACGAGAAAATATAACTATGGCAACATCAAATGTAGATCCTAGAAACAAGCAAGATGAGGAAGTTCGAGGTGATTGGATTATGGGTTTTGAGAATGAAGAGGAATTCAAAAAAGCCCGCGGTGACTATCTAGACGACGAAGAGGATAATAAGGATTCAGAAGATACGGAAGATACTTCAGAAAAGGATGATGAAGATGTAGAAGATGATACTTCCGACGAAGAGTTAGAAGATAAGTCTTCCAAAGAAGAAACTACGGATATTGAAGAAGAACATAAAACTAATATACAGATACCTAAATATCGTTTTGATGAAGTAAACGAGGCTAAGAAGTCGTTGGCTTCAGAAAATGAGAAATTACGTGACACATTAAATAAGTTTTATGATAAGATCAGCGAACGGGAAGAGACTGTACCCAAGAGTGAAGTTATTGATTACGATGCCGAGTTAACTGAGGCACGTCACAAACTATTTGATGCATTAGCAGAGTCGGACGCAGAAAAAGCGTTAAATATCCAAAAAGGTATTGATATTATAACAACAGCCCAGCTTAACCAAAGATTAGAAGAACAAGCTACAAGTTTTTATGAAAAGACCAGTACTGCTATTAAAACACAAACAGCAGAGGATAGATTTAAAGATTTAGCACAAAGTTATCAGAAAGAGTATTCTTATTTAGATACAGAAGATGATAACTACAGTGAAGACGCAGTAGAAGAGTTACGAGAACTATTACAAGATAAAGTTGCGGCAGGAAAGCCAAAAGATGAAGCATTGAAGTCTGCGATGAACACTGTTAATCGTTTATATGGAAAGAAAAAAGAAACTAATCTAACGGATGCTTTATCTAGTACTAAGAAAAAAGATTCTATTAAACGTAATATAGATACGGAGAAACGTCAACCTCCTCAGAGTAAAGGAGCTTCCTCTGCGACCGATCACACTGTGAAAATAGAAGAGATAGCTGGTATGTCGGAACGAAAGTTCAGAGAGTTAACGAAAGATAAAAAACTATTAGCTGAACTGCGTGGTGACGTACTTTAGAAAAAATTAATATGTTTGTACTACATTAAAAAGTACCGGCTCGACCTCCGCATGGTTCGTTACCGTTCTCCTACGATATAGGATAAGCAATTAAATTATAAATAACGAGGTAATGAATCATGGCTTTAACTAATTTTAGAAATAACTTTGCTAACCTAGACGATGGCAAGAAAATCGTATGGAGTCGTCAATTATGGCAGGATGCTCGCGATAATATGTTTTTCAACAAGTTTATGGGTTCCGATCAAAACAGTGTAGTGCAGCGTATCACTGATTTGACCAGAACCGAACGTGGCGAAGAGGTCGTCATGCAATTAGTTGCTGATCTGATCGAAGACGGCGTTGTGCATGACAATGAACGGGAAGGCATGGAAGAGTCCTTACAGAACTATGAAGAGCGTGTTAATATCGATCTAATCTCTCATGGTGTTGCAAACACCGGTAAGTTAAGTGACCAGAAGAGCGTTATTGATTTCCGTAGTCAGGCAAAGGATAAACTTGCATATTGGCTGGCCAATCGCTTAGACCAACTAATGTTCTTAACTCTGTCAGGTTATGATTACACTCATACTACGGGCGGGGCACAACGTTCTTCTAGCGCTTTCTCGGCACTAGCATTTAATACTGATGTTAGCGCACCTACCACAAATCGTCATTATCGTGTAACTAACGATGCATCGGGTGTATATACCGGTTTAGCAGCAGGGGATACTACTTCCGTAGATGCCACCGATACTTTGTCTTATCGTGCATTGGTTGACATCTGTACTCAAGCAAAGGTGAATTACGTAAAACCATTACGTAGCGGTGGAAAGGACTTATATGTAGTATTTTGCCGTCCAGAAGCTTTGGCTCAACTGAAAAAGGATGATGAGTACCAACGTGCCGTCGTTACTGGTCTGCCACGTAGCGAAATGAATCCTTTCTTCTCTGGTGGAACCGTGACTGTTGATGGACTTATCCTACATGAGCATCGCCTAGTGTTTAATACTACCGAAGCTACCGCCGGTGCTTCTCCTTATGGTAAATGGGGTGCTGGTACTGCAATCGATGGTTCACGAGCATTAGTGTGTGGTGCACAGGCTCTTGGTGTTGCCGACCTAGGTAATCCGGAATGGGCAGAGGAAACTTTCCAATATAAATCACGTTATGGTATTAATGTCGATAAAATGTTTGGTCTGGTTAAACCAAAGTTCCATAGTATATATAGTGATACTGTTGAAGATTTTGGTGTGATTGCATTGGATCACGCTATCTAGCAAATATAATACTCCTTGTTGATGAAGGGGTATTTTTTAAATTAACGTGATCAATGAGGATAAAAATAAATGACAGCTTTCACAGCAGCAAACTTAGCGGCGCGGATACAGCGTACTCCTGTAACTTCGCCTGTTAGGAAAATTCTTCGTGACATTAGCGACTCTGCCGTAATTACAGATGCAGACAGCGACGTACAAACTGCCGTAAATGTGGGTGTAGCAGGCACCGGAGTTACCGCCGTAGAGTACGGTGATGGACATAACCATACCACTGTATTAACCATAGCTGCTACCGATGCAGTAACGGTTGCCGATAACGCAGCTCTCGCCGATGGGCATTTGGTGTATACTTTTCCTGCCGGTGCTATTATCGTTAACTCAGGTTACCTATCCGCTGCTATTTCCGTAGCGGAAGATACTACCAACTCTGCCGCCGAAGCCGCTCTAGGGACTGTGGTAGGTGCGGGCGCTAATGCAACTCTTGGTGCAGTTGGTGCTACCTCAGAGGACATTTCCGGCCCTGCTGCTTCTATTACATGTGATGGTGCAGCAGAAGTAGTAACTATGCTTGCAACCGATATATTGATTGCTGCTGCTGGGGCGCATACTGTATTCTTCAATATTGCATCTACTTGGGGGAATACTGCCGGTACAGACCTAACAGGAGATTTAAGCGGGACCGCTGTGATCAATTGGAAGTTTGTAGTTTAACCTGGAAATAATACAATGGCAAAAAGAATTATCTCTAGGTTTCTAGATACAAATGGAGACGGAACCGGGACAAAAAGTGCGATTGGTGACTATTCTTTAGCAGCGGATGATTTTTATATAGAGGCAGGGGATAATCCCTTGGTTATTTCTAGATTAATCGTATCTGCTGAAGATACTACGGGTATGACTGCCCAAGAGTATGGAAATCTTGGGGCTGCTTTAACCAATGGCGTATCAATTTTAGCGGAACTTGATGGAACGGAGTACGATTTATGTGACGGTGTTCCAATAAAAACAAATGCTGGGTGGGGAACCACTTGCTATGATACCCAGATAACCGGGGCATCTTGGGGAAGTGGAAATGACGTTTTGCTTGTCCGATGGACTTTCTCTAAATCTGGAACTCCAATACTATTAGAATCTGGTGATAAAGTAATTGCACGTGTAAATGATGATTTACAAGGTTTACTTAGTCATTATTTTATGATACAAGGTTACGAAATTTACTAAAACATTAACTGATAACAATAAAAATAAATACAAGGATGTAGAGAATTTGTTAGGAGATATAAAAATATGATTACTGAATTGGAACTTGTTCCTCATGTGGTAACTCCTGGAGAAAAGATCCAGGTACAAGAATATAATATTCGCAATGTTCATCTACATCAAGTGCTCAACACTATTAGCCGGAGCATGAACGCTATCATTGAAATGGATATGGGTAATAGTGGTAGTGGTCTTTCTCAGGGAGAAGCTTCCGCTATAAATGCAGATTGGAGTCGTATTAATACTGAATGGCAGCGTGCTCTACAACATAGAAGCCTTGCCCCGACAGGAGGGCTGGAGGCTGTATATTCTATTCTTATGATGACTCAAAATCAGATGTTGATGATTCGGAATGTACGGGCACAGCGAGTAGTGCAAGCGTATTGGAACTTGGGAGAACGTATTATTAATTCCGATTCTTCTTCGCTTGAATATGATATTCAGACCGTTGATGAACACGATATAAGTGAGCATTTCGCCTATATTAATAGCGTTCTAAGTGATTATGTAGGCTCTATTTCAGGGGAAGAGTATACTCGTGGAATGATGATTCCCGCACACACGCATCTAGGCACCGTCAGTCCTCCTGAGAATATGGGAGAGTCCCAGATTCGTGAACCCGGTCCAGAGGCTCCTCAGTCGATTCCTGTACCTGATGTGCCAGACTCCCCAAGCACTGCTTCTACTCCAGGAACCAATACTAATGCTTAGTTAGTAAATATATTAGATCAAAAGGATTTGATTTAATTAATTGTTAAATGGATTTTAAATAATAACCAACTGATGATGAATAGGTAAAAAAATGGCTATAACTAAAGATCAAGGCCGTCAAGAGGCCATTACTGCTCGTGTTACTTTTACTTTTGGTACTGGTAACGATATAGCAGTTGAGGGAACTTATGGCGCAATCGACGTGCCCAATGATGCAATTGTAATCGGAGGTTTTGTGAATATCTCCGATGCTACCACTGCAACAGTGGATATTCATGTAGGCGATGGTGATGATGATAATCGGTACGCAGATAACGTAGATGGCGCTGCGGTTGCATTAACTGCTCTTACTTTAACTGGATATAAGTATACCTCAGCAGATACCATTGGTATTATGGTAGATACTGCCGATCCAGCCACCGCTGGTACTGGTGAATTAGTAGTAACTTATATTGTTGAGGGTCGTTCCTTCTTCGCCCAAGAAACCTAAAAGTGGTTTTGCCGGAATGGATTCCGGCTTTTTCCTTAATTTAATAACAGAATACGATAACTTTAGTAACATATATGAAAAGATTCAAATCAAGAGACGGACTAACCAAACGCCTTATTTATGGAGGGGAGGTTTGCCTTGTCGGCAATGAGTTTAGGGAAATACCCCAACATTTTGAATCTGCTGCTTATGCCGGAGGTTGTATCTCAGATGATATGGTGATGAAAGCTGCTTTGACCACAGAATATAGTCAAAAAGTAATGGATGCTATGCAGAATCGGGTGGAGTCCAGTACTAAGGTAAGAGATATTATTAAAGGCTGGTGTATTTTAGGAGATGCAACAAAATTTTATAAAGGTGCTCCTACACTGAAGGCTATACGCAATGAGTTTGGTTTCGGTGTAGAATTTGGTCAACAAGAAAGGAATACAGTTTGGAGAGGATTAGTAGAGGAAGGTTTCAAAGCTCCGGAGCCTGCTAAATGAACTTATTAGAGTTGGTAACTGCTGCAAGAGAAGACATATTGGATGACGAGGGCGGTTACGGTGTTGACTGGACCACTTCTACGTCTGAGCCATTACTTCGGTGGTCGAACACACAAATAGTTCGCTATCTAAACGAAGCTGAAAAGGAGATTGCTAGGAGAGCAAAGATTCTAAAGGAAGCTGAAAATCCTTCAGTAACACGGATAGCAGTAAAAGCGGATAAAGCTTCTTATAATTATTCAGATAAAATTATACAACCGTTACATGCAAAATTAGTTACTTCGGAACGTGTATTACAAATAATTTCAATAAAGGAAGTATTGGATCAAGGAGATTGGGATACAAGGACAGGATTACCAAGTTGTATAATTTACGATTGGAACTCAAATAAATTACGATTCAATGTTATACCAACGGAAGACGATACGTTACGGTTAATTGTATATAGGTATCCAATTAATTCGTTATCGTGGGATTCTACTACAGCAGATAAAATAACTCCTGAAATCCCGGAAAGACATCATTATTATATGATTTATTATGCTGCTTATTTAGCTTATCTAAAAGATGAAGCAAACACTGCTGATTTAGATAGGGCAGAATATTTTCTAAATAAGTTTGAAGAAGAGTACGGTCCCAAAGAGTCGGTATATTCCGAAACTAAGAAACGTAGGCGTCTTCCGGTTAACTCTCGTTATGGTGGCCTTCCTATAGAATATGAACGTTACAGACGGAATCCTTATGGATTAAGAGATGCCTAAACAACAGCGGACAGTCAAAACAGATAAGTTTAGGGGTTTAACTAATATAGTTGCTCCTAAAAGAACTCCTTTAGAGTTATATCATACAGCGGACAACGTTGATATAGACGAACAATTATCTTATAAAAAACGTCCTGGATATGAAAAAGTATATAGTGGAGCCGACGTAAACAGTATAAAATGTTTTAATAACTTTTGTTTATTTAACGATGATGGCTTACTAACTTGGATAGATGAGGCATTTAGTACGGGTACTTTAGGTACGGTAGCGAATACGGAAGAAATAGTATATTGTGAATATAACGGAAGTATATTTTTTAATTCATTTTCATATAATGGAATTATAACCAATAAAGCATATCAAGTATGGGCTGCACCTACGCAATCTACTGTAGAAAGGTCATATATAAAAGTAGACGGATCTTCTTATACAAAAGAATATGAGATAAACAGTGCTCCTGCTTTGGAAAGTAGCATTCCATTAGGGGATGTTATGGAAACTTTTTATAATAGAATCTTTATAGGTAACGGAACAATATTGTATTTTTCAGAACCATTTGCTCCTTCTTGGTTTGGTGGAATGTATTTTCAGTTTCCTAGTAAAGTAGTTTCTTTAATGCCTGTAAGTTCTGGCATGTATATAGCTACTGAACTAACATTATATTATTTATCAGGATTAAATCAAGAATCTTGGAAATTAAGTATCATAGATCATATACGTACTGTAAAACGAAGTGAACAATTAGTATCCAGTGAAGTGGTTAGAGTAGAAAATTCTCCACTAGGAGAACAATGGTTAATTACTACAGATAAAGGTATATTAGTACTTAAAGATAACGAATTTGTTATTAATTTAACAGAAGATAGAGTTACAATACCATTTTCGCCTTCAGGCGCTTCTGGTTATTTTCAACGTGATGGTGTGGATAGATATATTTCTATTCTAGATAATAACGATACTGATAGAGCGGTTTTCACTGATTCAGTGTCATCAACAGTAATAAGAAATGGGGTAGAATTGACATGACCAATGAAATCAACGCATCTTCGGACGATCTAGAATTTGGGGGAGTTTATAAACATGCTGTATTTCGTAAAGGGGTTCGGATTACTCCTTGGGAAGTAGCGGATAATCTAGTTGTAACCGAGGGACGTACTCACCTCTTGAGCGTAGGATTTAACCAGGGATCACAAGTAACTACCTGGTTTGGTGGGCTACTTGGTGCTGCCACTTCTCCCGCCGCTGGTTGGACTATGACTGATATTACCGAGTTTACCAATTATGATGAAGCAGTTCGAGAGTCTTACGTAGAAGATACTCCTGCTGCCGGCAGTGTAACTAATACCACTACAATGGATTTTACAATCAGTGTAGACAGTTCAACTGTATACGGTGCTTTTCTTTGTTCCGACAACACCAAGAGTGGTACTTCCGGTACGTTGATGTCGGCAGCTTTGTTTGCGAATGCTCGTGTACTATACGATGATGATGTATTAAAAGTTACTTATACTCTTAATACTGCTTCCAGTTAATTAAAATGATTCCAGAATTACATTTAACAAAAAAGGATTTTAAACTAGAGTGGTTTTCTGGCACGGGCAAAGGTGGACAACATCGCAACAAACATCAAAACTGTTGTAGAATAACTCATATAGATAGTGGACTTAGAGCACAAGGAACCGAGTCAAGAGAACGAGTTGCTAATCAGAAAAAAGCATTTATTAGGCTTGTTAACTTAATAATTGCTTATTACTCACAAGAAGAAATTAAACCAATTTCAGTAGAAGTTATTCGTAATTATCATGGTGTGCGTAATGATGTACAAGATAAAGCAAGTGGTGTTCATTCTTCTTACAAACATGTAGTGATTGATGGTATAATGGACGAGATGATAGAGGCAAGACGACGTGCTTGTGTGTGATGCAGGCTTACTCCGGCCCTATCAAGGTAAATGTATATCCTGAAAATGCTGGAGTAGCCTCTCGTACCTTTGTAGGACAGTATGTAAATATAGGAAGAATCTTACTTGGACAGTTACACAAAGGTAAAAATAAGGTAGCAAGAAGAAAACAAATACTTCCTAATGGAATCAAAATTGATGTTAGAAAGTATTATAGTATAAACGAAGTAAATATAACTATACCAATAGAACAACAGGAATTTATATTACAGTTTGGAGGTATATTATCTCAACCGGAATATATATCCAATGGTAGTATTATATATCCTAATACACCTATAATTAAATTTAATAGTCAAGGATTATTTAATATAGGATCGTATGCACAATATCAAAAATATAATTATACTGGTGAGTATTCACATGGAACAAATATTATGGATACTTTATCATTTGATAAACAAACTATTTATTATAAAAATAGGATACTGGTATCTCCTGAGCCATTAGGTAATTTTAATAGTTATTTATCGGAAGTAGGAATGGATTATGCTTCCGTTGGTTATATAAACAACAGAAGAATGTTTTTTGCAGTAAAGTTTCAAGAAAATAAAGAAGAACCTATAGCTTCTGTTATATACTCTCAGCTTTTACCTCCTGGTTATTCTGTAAATGATATTATATCGTATCGTGGTAGTTTATATCCATTGGAAAGATATAATATAAGTACAATAGATTATCCCACGATACCCAATACTAACTTTATATTACCTTACGTTTTCGATTTTACGAAAATAGAAGGAACTCCTAATTTTACAGAAGAAGGTGATTATGTATTGGAACAAGTTACAGACGAAATATATAAATATAATAATTATAAATTAAGAACTAATATACAAGATAATGCACCGATAGATCCTAATTTATGGTTACAACAGATAGAAACCGATTTTGTATTAAATAGTATAGAATTAGAATATCCATTATACGAATCAGGTCACGTTACCGATTTTGCAGATGCTATAGTCGGAAAGCCGGATGTTATTTATATATTTGGTGAAACAAAAGAGACGTTGGAAGATAGTATAGAGTTTACGGATACGTATGAAGCGGATAGTCCTACGTTTAGTCCGGAGGTAGGTCCATATTATCCAGATCCTTGTGGAATGGGACAAGAACCTTTATTTCATGGTAATATGAGATTGTATGCAGGTGCCGCTGGACAAATAGTACAGATAAACCCGGACACCAGGACGCAGAATGCTTCTACTTGTTTTAGAGATTTTCCTAATAGTACAAATACACACACTGTATTCTTAGGACCAAATGCATATTCTCAAATATATAATTACGAATACGAAAATTTAGATTTTAAAGTTCCAAGTAACGCAGATGAAATTACTGGTTCTACAGGAAGTTTGAAGATATTCTCCA